TTGCGCTTTGATGCTTTTCAGATCCTCCGATTCCATTACCCGTTGGATCAGTTGTGTTCCGATTCCTTTACGGCGGGCATTGTCGGATACGGCTATTCCGATAATCTCAGCGGCATCTTCTGAAATCCTTAAGACCATCAAGCCGGTTTTCTTGCCTCGATCTTCGTATACAAATACTTTTTTCGATGTATCGGACAAATAGTCTTCCATTAGTCCTACATAGTCATTGTATGTCGGATGATACATACAGGAAGCATAGATCGAAAACGCTTCTTCCGACAACAGCCAATCTGTATCCTCGCATAACATTTTTTTCATAACCATCATCACAAATCCCGATTTGTATTACTGTTTCTGCATCCAGTATACCACATCGAGAACCATGAGGAAAGACATTTTCCATTATGGACTATCAATCCTCATGGTTTCAGCCCTGGCCACACCTCGTCGATGTACCGCGCTTTCGGCGCGGCCTGTTCCTTCGCCCGGTTGGAATTCCATGCCCGCACCTTCAAAAAGCCGAGCATATCCATCTGGTCGATCTCCTGCATGCGCCACCCGGCGTCCAGCAGGGAGTTGTAGGTTGAAAAAATGAAGTCCTGCAGCGTGAGCCTGTCGCCCTCCGGGGGCGTCAGTCCTCCGCTGCCGTCGTAGGGAAAGAAGCCAGCACATCCGTGGTCTGGGCCTGCACCGCGAACAGCGCGATGACGATATCGTGCATCAGCCTGTCCACGGGATAGTTGTCCAGCACATCGTCCGGCGTGAACTGGTTGTTGAACAGCAGGCAGAACCAGCGGATCAACACGTCCATCGCGTCAGGAATGGTCAGGCCGTCCGGGTTGTCCAGGGTCTCGCCCTTGACCGCCGCCTCGGACATCGCCGAGATTCGAGTGTACATCTTCGCAGCGGGCTCGATCTCCCGGAGGGCGCGGCCCGTGACGTAGTCCACGGTGTAGGTCTTGTCGCCCAGCTTACAGGTAATCATAAGCGTTCATCCTCCTGAAAAATGGTGCTGCCGCAGACCGAAGCCTGCGACAGCGTTATGGTTGAGAGTGATCATCACGGCGTGGGCGGCGTGAAGGTCGGGGCGTACACCGACTGGAGGAACGTCGCGGCCTTCTCAGCCGTGAAGCCGTTCTCGCCCTCATCGGCGACCGCCTGGTACTGGCCGTCGTGGGTGCGCTTGATGGCCGTCCACTCGATCTCTCCGGTCTGACGGGTCACCTTGGTGCCCTCCTTGGTGGCGTAGTTCTCGGTCAGCGGCGTGGCGCGAACCTTGTACAGCCACACATAACGGTAATTGTGATTGGACTTCTCGGACATGAAGCCCACCGCGTAGTAGGGCGGCGTGTCGGTGGCACTGCGGATAAGCACGCCATTGTCGTCGATCTTGTTGCCGAAGACCTTCTCCTGGATGGTCAGCGGAATATCCGCCATCTTTGTCTTGAAGGTCAGCTCGGGGTCGGGATACAGGACATCGAATTCGATGTCGTCGGCGTACTGAACGTCCGGGTCGGCGTTCTGGGGCTCCACAGAAGCCTCAATCGCACCTGCCACCAGCTGCAGGTCGCCATAGGTCAGGGTCTCTTCGGTGTCGGTGACCAGCTCGGCGATCACCATGTTCTTCAGGCCGACCGTGCTGGACACAGTCGGGGAAGCAGCGGGATTAGCCATAATGCTCTCCTCCTTATTCAGGGTCGTTTGGATATTTCATCTTCCAGCACACGGCGAATCTCGCCGTATGCGTCCTCCGCCCGGGCGTCGAATGCTGGGCGCACAAAGGGGTGTGGCGGAGCGGGCCCCGGGCCGCCGTGGCCGTACTCCACCGGGTTGCTGTAGTAGGCGCTCTTCTCCTTGACATGAACACCTATGGTCACCTGCTTGCCGCCACCACCACGGGCCTTCACCTTCGAGGTGTGAATGGAACCGTGCAGAGCGCCGGTGATGATCTTCGGGTCGCTGGAGGCGTTGGCCAGCATCTGCTGCTCCACCGGGACGGCACCGGCCTGAAGGGCCCGGTCTACACCGGGGCCGTTGTCCAGGTCAGCCGCCATGCCCGCCAAATCAGCGATGAGCTCCGAGAAGCCCGTCAACTCAACAGCCATAATCCACCTCCTCGAACCAAACCCATGTCCACTGCACCGTGTAGGTCTTGGTGGGCGGGTCATACGCGGGGTGATTGTAACCCTTGTCCGACTCCTCCAGCATCCCGAAGCCATAGCCGAACATCGCCTGCCGGATGGTCTCTGCCATCTCCGTGGGATCAATGTCGCTCCACAGGTTCAGGTAAACGTAGGTGCGCAGAGCGCGAACATGATCGTCGTAGTGCTCCGCCTCCGTGGTGGTGGAAGAGTACACGACGTATTGAGGCGGCGGGTTCTGGCTCTCCGTGGTAGCCCGCCAGATACCCGCCATGACCGGAATGCCGATGTTGGCGAGGGCTTCCTGTACCTGTTTCATCCGCTCACGCCCTTTGCGATGCTGGCCTTCAGGCCGAGGTAATTGTGGGAAAAACCGTACACGCCCAGCGTGGAGATGTCCCACTTCTCATCCTCGAACCGCACCCACATGCCGGGCTTCACATCATTGCGCCAGCGGATGGTGAAGTTGACCACCGCCTCGGTGTTCATGACGTCGGCGGAGCGGTAATGCTGGTTACCGGCGTCGGTCGCGGAGGCCCACACCCGGCACAGCACCACGTCCCTGGGCTCCGGGTAGCCGTTGGCATTTACCTCGTTGACGGTGTAGCCGATCTCAATCATGTGTTTCAGATCCCCAGGATGCGGATTGCCTTCAAAGTTTTTGTATCCTCGCAAGGCGTCTCACCTCCTTATGAGGTCGGGCTTCTGCCCGACTAACGAGAGCGATTGCTTGCAATCGCCGAGTGTACCCATCGCCGCCTCTGGTGGTGATGGGCGAATTCAGAACATCTTCTCCGGATCGCGGTAGGGGTACAGCAGGCTGTCGAAGGCCATGCGCGTGGCCTTGTAGGTGGTCATGTCGGGAATGTCCCGGTTCTCGTAGTAGAAGCTGGTCATGAGGATGACGGCCAGTCGGACGGGCTGCGGGACTTCGGGCACATTGCCTTCCTCGTCAGGCTCGGGTTCAAACGATACCCGGCAGTAGTCCTCCGCAGCCGTCTGCGCCTGGACGATCAGCCCGGCGATGTAGTCGTCCTCCTCATCGTGCTGGATGCGCAGATGGGTTTTCACCTCATCGACGGTGACGATCATTATCCATCACCGCCCCCGTCCGCAGGCGCGGAAGCCATGAGACCGGCAGTGCGCAGCGCCGCCAGCAGATTGTTGTAATCCTGCCGCAGCGCGGTCACGGTGGACGCCTCGCTGTCAGGCAACGCGGGCAGCTGTGCCGCACCGCCGCTTGCGGGTGGGCCGGGCAGGTCGAACAAGCCGTCCGTACCTTCCACGCTTGCGCCGGGCAGGAAGGTCAGCCGTCCACCGATGACAAGCTCACTGCCGCCGTGGGCAAAATAGTTCCTGGTATTGTGAGCATCAGACATAAATAACACCTCCAATGGAAGCGGGAGCCGCCATTAAGCTGGCAGCTCCCACAGGAGAACGATCAAGCGCCCTTGACGGCCAGGCACTTCATGGCCTCGGGCAGCACCAGTCGGCCATCCACGCGCTGGGTGGCGCGGAAGCCGACCTGACCGGTGACGGCGAACAGCTCGTTCAGGCGCTGGAAGGAACGGCCCTGGCGGTCGGCGATCCAGTAGGACTTGAAGTCGCCGAACAGGATGACCTTCTTGCCCGCAGCCACCTCGGGCATGTAGGGAGAGGTCACGATGCGGTAGTTCAGCAGCATGTCGGGCTGGCCTTCCTTCAGGCCGGGCTGCCACAGGTACTGGCCTTCGATGCTCTTGAGCTTCCGGATGGCCTTGATGGTGCTGTCGTTCATCAGGAAGGTGGCCTTCTTGCGGTACACGCTCTTGATGGAATGCACCAGGTCGATGATCTCATCGGCGGCGATGGTGGTTCCGGCGGTGGTCACGCCGGTGCCCGCGCCGTTGGTAGCGTGGAGCAGGCCGGTGGGTTTGCCGGTGCCGTCGCCGTTGATAAAGGCATCCTCCTCGGCAGCGCCGATGCGGCGGGCGAACTCGGCGGCGATGTAGCTCTCGATGTTGAACACGGAGTCCTGGAGCAGCTCGTCGGACACCTTGATCATCGTGGCCACCTTGTGAGCGCCGATGGTGATCTGGCCGAAGACCTCGTCGCTCTCGGGGATCGCGCCTTCCTCATCCACCCAGGAGGCGGTGCCATGGGACGCCACGACGGGGATCTTCCGGTCGCCGGAGCTGGTCTGGATGATGGTGCACAGGGAGCGGAGCACATTCTCCTCCTCCAGCGCCTGCACCAGGGTGCGCTCGTACTCGTCAGGCACCAGGAAGCCGCCCTCGGTATCGGTGCCGATCTGCAGCGCGTTCATCACGCTGGGTGCAGCAGTGCGGCTGCGGATCATGCCCCAGAAGGCGTTGCGGTACTCGTCAGAGGCGCGACCCTGCTTCCGGTCGGTCGGGGCGGTGGGACGGGAGACCAGCGGGGAAGCGGTGGGCTGGTCCAGCTCACGGTCAATCGCCGCCTGGCGCTCCAGGCGCTCGATCTCCTTGCCCAGGGCGACCACGTCCGCCTCCATCTTCTCGTAGGTGGTGTTATCCTCGGCGGAGATCATGCCGTCTTCGCCGCGATGGCTGTCCAGGAAAGCCTTGGTTTCATTCCACAGGTTGGCGCGCTTTTCACGCAGAGCAAGAATCTTATTCATAGCGAAATCCTCCATTTCATCATTTCAAAAGCGCCAGACGCTTTTCCAGGTCCGCCGCTTTCACTCGGTTGTCGGGTTCGGGTTCGGGGATGGCGGGTTCAGGCTCCGGCTCGACCGGTGCAGAGGCGGGTTCATTCACCACAGGTGCAGGCTTGGGCATCGATGCGATCACCCGGTTCATCAGGCAGGCATCTGCCACCCTGCGGGCAAAAGAAAAGCCCGACACATCGTCGGGTTTGCCGTTGCCGGTATAGAGCACCTCGTCGCAGAAGCCCAGCTCCTTCGCTTTCAGCGCGTTCATCCAGGTCTCGCTGTCCATGAGATGCGACAGCTTCGTCCTGCTGAGACCGGTCTTGATCTCGTAGGCGTTGATGATGCTCTCCTTCACCTCATCCAGCAGCTGGATGGCCTTGCGCATCTCGTCGCTGTCGCCCATGGCGCAGGTGAAGGGATTGTGGATCATCATCATGCTTGTGGGGCTCATGCACACCTTCGTGCCCGCCATGGCGATGACACTGGCAGCGGACGCCGCCATGCCGTCGATCTGCACGGTAATGTCATGGGGATAGTCCATGAGCATCGTGTAGATCTGACTGGCCGCGATGCAGTCGCCGCCGGGAGAGTTGATGTGCAGGAGGATCGGGCCGTTGCCCGCGAAGAGCTCCTCCTTGAACATGGCGGGCGTCACTTCATCGGAGAACCAGCTCTCCTCAGCGATGACACCCTCCAGGAACAGGGTGCGGGTCTCGTCTGCGTTCTTGACCCAGTTCCAGAAGTGGCGCATAGGCTTAACCTCCTTTTCGGTTGTCGGTTTGAGTAGTACGTGTGCTGCGCGTGGCGTCCTCCACCCGCGCCTGCATGGCGGTAGTTATGGGAATCATGTTCCCGTTCACGAGCAGGGCATCGCCTCCATCCTCTGCGGGGATGGGGTTCTGGTTCTCCAAAGCGCGGATGTCGTTGGCGCTCATCCACCCGTTCTGGCGGGCGATGGCGTAGCCCTCCATCCTGCTCTTGTAGTCGCCGCGCATCAGGCCGTCAATATTGAACTGGACATAATAAACGCCCTTTTCCCGGTCAGAGAAAAGAGCGCGGTTCATGCTCTGTTCAATGCGCACCAGCCAGGGCCGGATGGTGTGGACGGCGAAGTCGATGGACTGGTGCTCAATGTTGGAGAACGTGGCGTGCTCCAGGTTGCCCACCAGATGAGGCGGCACACGGAAGATGCGGCAGATCTCATCCACCTGGAACTTCCTCGTCTCCAGGAACTGCGCCTCGTTGTTCGGCATGGCGATGGACTCAAAGCGCATGCCTTCCTCCAGCACACAGACACGACCGGCGTTGGAAGAGCCGCCGTAGGCCGCGTTCCAGCTTTCCCGGAGCGCCTTGGGATTCTTCACCGTGTTCGGGTGCGTCAGGATGCCCGAGGGCCGGGCTCCATTGGAGAAGAACTTCCCGCCATATTCCTCGGCGGCGATGCCCAGGCCGATGGCATTGCGCTCAATGGCGATGGGGCTGTAGCCCATGATGCCGTCAAACCCCAGCCCCGGAATGTGCAGCACATCCTCGGGAGCCAGCGTCACTGCCTCACCGGAGGTGGTGGTGTACACATACGTCAGCACGCCGTTCTTATCCCGGTCCACGTTCATCTTGTCCGGGAGCAAGGGGTAGAGGCCGGTAATCCGGTTCCGTCCCGTCCGGATGATCTGGCAGTAGCTGTTCCCGTAGAGCAGCAGGTGCGCCAGCATGACCTCCCGCAGCACGAAGGAGGTCATTTCGCTGTTGGGCTCATCGTGGAGCAACCGGTACAGCGGATGGTCCGTCGCCTTCTTTGTGCCCTCGTCCACCACCTGATACACCCCCAGAGGCAGGCTGGCGATGGTTTCGGAGATGACACGTACACAGGCGTAGACGGTGGAGAGCTGGATCGCCGTCTGGACCGTGACGGACTTCCCAGCACCACTGCTGCCAAAATAGAATGATGGAGCCCCGCTGACGGCATCCTTGGGCAAAGGTCGCCTGCCGGGCTTGTCGCGAGCTCGGAAAAGGCCGGAGAAGGGATTCTTCATGTAAAAATCACTCTTTTCTGGTAGAATTATGGCTTGGAATGTGCTAAAGTTTTGGCAAAGCCAAAACCAATACATCGGTTGATACCGGTAGGGGTTTATTACAATCCGCTGCCGGTTTTTTTATCATGACAGTCTTTGCAGAGTGCCTGCCAGTTTTCCTGATCCCAGAATAGATACTGATCGCCTCGGTGCGGAATGATGTGATCCACCACCGTCGCGGCGGTCAGCCTGCCTTCCTTCTGACATTGAACACACAGTGGATGCCGCCGAAGGTAGGCTGTTCGTACCTCACGCCACTTGCGATCATAACCGCGATAGGCAGCGCCGCCGCGCAGACGGTCCGCGCTCCATTTGATGTGCTCTGGACAGTACACCTGGCCCTGTTCGCAGAAACCCACACATCCGGGGTAGCGGCAGGGTCTTCTCGGTTTCATTGGCATACAGCTCACCTCATTTCATTCAGCATTCAGAATAAGCCGGTGCATCGGCAGGATAGGGCACGCTATAGTAGCAGGTTGTTCTGAACACCACCCACCATGCGCTGAATATAATGCTCAGAAAGGCAACGATGATCAGGCCATAGATGAACAGGATGATCCTATCGTCCCTCCTGCGCCGCTTCTTGGGGTAATGCTTGCTCACAGGAAATACCTCCTATTCACAATACAAGCAAGCCTCTCTCGTCATAAACGGAGGTACCTGTGTTCGCATTCTTAAGAGCCCTGTCCAGCGCCATCACCAGCGCTACCGCGCCATCCACCTTCTCGGTGCTCTTCTCCTTGTCGATCTTCAGGTTGCCTGCCGGGTCGGTGCGCACGAAGGCGTTGTCCATATTCCAACGCAAAACCGGATGCCCGCCGTGGTTGAGCTTGCGCTCCAGCACGATGTGCATCAGCTCCTTCGTGGGCGGGGACATGTCCCGGAAGCCCTGGCCAAAGGGCACCATCGTGAAACCGTCGTCCTCCAGCTGCTGCACCATCATGGTCGCGTTCCAGCGGTCGTAGGCGATCTCCCGGATGTTGAACCGCTCACCCAGTTTCAGGATGAATTGCTCAATGAAGCCATAGTGGACAACATTGCCTTCCGTCGTCATGATGAAGCCCTGGCGCTGCCACTTGTCGTACATCACATGATCCCGACGGACGCGTAGCTGCAGCGTATCCTCCGGGAGCCAGAAGAACGGCAGTATAACGTACTGCTCGTCCTCGTCCCTGGGCGGAAACACCAGCACCATGGCAGTAAGGTCGCTGGTGCTGGAAAGGTCGAGCCCGGCGTAGCAGGCGCGGCCTTCGAGCTCATATTCATTTACAGCACCGCCGCACTCATCCCACTTGTCCATGGGCATCCAGCGCACGGACTGCTTGACCCACTGGTTCAGGCGCAGCTGCCGGAACATGTTCTCATCGGCGGGCGTCTCCTGGGCCTTGCGGAAAGCATCCCGCACCTTGTCGATGGAGATCGTCTTGTCCAGGGATGGGTTGGCTTTGTACCAGTTCCTCTCATCCGTCCAGTCGGCATCGTCCGGAAGGCCGAACAACACAGGGTAGAACCGGGGATCATCCTTCCTGCCCTCGATGATGTCGAGCGCCTTCTGGTGGACTTCCCAGCAGATGCTGTTCCTGTCGGTGCCCGCCGTGGTCAGCAGGAACCACAGTGGCTGCTTTCGGGCGTCGCCGGAACCCTGGGTCATTACATCGTACAATGCGCGGGTCGGCTGGGTGTGCAGCTCGTCGAAGATACAGGCGCTGACGTTCAGGCCGTGCTTCGTGGCCACCTCCGAGGACAGCACCTGGTAGATGCTGCCCGTCGGCTGGAATACCATGCGCTTGGTGGAGGGAATGATCTTTATCCTTCTACTGAGCGCTGGTGACTGCTTCACCATGTCAACGGCCACGTCAAACACAATCGCGGCCTGCTGACGGTCGCTGGCGCAGGAATAAACCTCCGCCCGCCACTCGTCATCGTTGCACAGCATATTCAGCGCGATGGCCGCGCCGAGCTCACTCTTTCCATTCTTTTTTGGTATTTCGATGTAGGCCGTGTTGTACTGCCGCATGGTGGGGTCATCGTCCCGCACCGTGCCGAACACGTCCCGCACGACCTTCTCTTGCCAGGGCAGCAGCTTGAAGGGCTGGCCGTGAAACTCGCCCTTGGTGTGGCGCAGGCATTGAATGAACTGCGTCACCCTCCGGGCTTTCGCCTCACTGAACATCCTGCCACCCGCCCTTCAGAACCGACTCCATGGGGTCGTCATCATTACCCTTTTCGCCGGTATTCGCATACAGCCGCGCCCGGCTGGACGGCGTCAGGCCGAACTCCGAGCAGAAGGACTGCATGATCTTCAGGTTCTGCATGGCGATGCTGACTTGCGGCACCTGCTGCA